TCAATGGTGACTTTAACCCACAAAATACTACCGGGCCTTACTATGGCTTGCTTAATCCAATGCGTAAGATATCTATAACTGCAACATATGGATCTACAACATATCCTTTATTTGCTGGTTATATTCTCGGCTATAACACAGCTACTCCTAAGAATGTAGGAGAAGTAACCTATACGACTATTACAGCTATTGATGGCCTACGACTTCTATATAATGCCCAGATAACCACAGTATCTGGCACATCTGCTGGTCAATTAAGTGGGGCTAGAATTGGCAATCTATTAGATCAGGTGTCATGGCCTACTTCTCAAAGGTCAATAGATGCAGGTCAGACAACTATGCAAGCAGATCCTGCTACTGCTAGGACAGTATTAAACGCATGTCAGACAGTATCTACTAGCGAGTACGGCGCATTTTATATGGATGCTGCCGGTAACGCCGTCTTTAAAGATCGCTTAACTGCTACTAAATCTGTAAGCGGCACAGCTGTAGTCTTTAACGATAACGGCACAGGTATTTCATATTACAACGCCCTATGGTTACTCAACGATGCACAGATATTTAATAAAGCATTCATAACTGCTACTGGCCTTGCTACTCAGACAGCCGTTAATGCAGCTAGCGTTACTAAGTATTTTACTCATGGTTACACACAGAGCGATCTACTTATGCAAGATACTGATACTGCCCTTAATTATGCACGTGCCTATGTTGCTTCAAGAGCTGAGACCACTGTTAGGTGTGATGCAATTACCCTAGATCTTTATACTAACAATTACACAGCCGGTACTGTTGCAGCCCTAGACCTAGACTTCTTTGATCCAGTAACTATTACTACTACCCAGCCAGCAGCCGTTGGCACATCAACACTTACTAAAACTTTGCAGGTATTTGGCGTTCAACACTCGATATCTGTGAACTCATGGAAAACCACCTTTACTACATTAGAGCCGATTATTGACGGCTTTATAGTAGGATCATCCCTATATGGGATATTTGACACCAGCGTACTATCTTACTAAGGAGATCTAAATGGCAACATTCCCAGCAATAACCGGTGACGTTTTAACTGCCGCAATCTTTAACGGCTTACCAGCCTTTACAGTACAGACCGCTAAGACAGCAGATTACACAGCTGCATCTGGTGATGAGTATCAACAGTTAATACCTATGAATAAAGCAACAGCCGTAGCATTTAAGATACCAACAGATGCTACCTATGCTTTCCCTGTAGGCACAGTAATAACAGTATTAAACATTGGTGCAGGTACTTGCACAATTAGCGCGACTACTTCTGCTACTACTACTATTTTAAGTGCTGGCACAGTAGCAGCATCTCCAACACTTGCACAATATAAATCAGCAGCTTGTATTAAAACTGCTGCTAATGCTTGGTATGTAGTCGGGGCTATTGGATAAATGTTAAATATAATTACTGCCATTAATTCACCTTACGTACCACCGACACCCGTAGTAACTGGTGGCACACTTTATACAGGTGGTGGATATAACTACCGAGTATTTACCAGTAATGGAACTTTAGGTATAACTGGTGCTGGTATTACTGCTGACATTTTAGTGGTTGCTGCTGGTGGTGGAGGAGGTGCTTTTAACGGCGGTGGCGGTGGCGCAGGTGGTTACCTTACATTTACATCTCAATCTTTAAGCACTACTAATTACACTTGTACAGTTGGTAGCGGCGGCGCAGGTGGAGTTTCTCCCGGTAAAGGTAGTAACGGCAACGACTCACAATTTGGGTCTTTGACTTTAGTTAAAGGCGGCGGCGCAGGTGGTTCAGATGCAATTACAGCAGGTTCAAATGGTGGTAGCGGTGGCGGTGGCGGTTTTGCAGGTGCAGGTGGATCAGCAACATCAGGACAAGGTAATGCCGGTGGTACTGGTAAAAATAGTGGGCCAGTTTATGGCGGTGGCGGTGGTGGTGCTACGGCGGCAGGTACTAATGGTTCATCAAATACTGGGTATGGTGGTACTGGTGATTTTACAGCAATATCAGGTGGCAGCACAACTGGTTACGGACAGTTAGTTGGTGCTAATTATTATTTTGCTGGTGGTGGTACTGGTGGTAATCAAGCTACTACTTCTTACGCTGGTGGTACTGGTGGTGGTGGTGCAGGGGGTACAGGATATCCAAGTTCAGTAATAGCAGCTGTGGCAGGTACTGTAAATACAGGCGGTGGTGGTGGTGGAGCAACTGCATTAAATGATGGTGCAGCTGGCGGCTCAGGAATTATTATTGTGAGGTATGCAGTATGAGTAATTGGGCAGAAATTGATGCTGACAATAAAGTTATTCGCGTGCTTGTTGGCGATAACAATGATCCAACAGGTGATGAGGGTTATCAATGGTTAATAGATAATCTTGGCGGAACATGGATTAAAACAAGTTATAACAACCGCATAAGATTTAATTATGCCGGTGTTGGCTATACCTATGATGAGGTGAGAGATGGTTTTATACCGCCTAAATGCCATGATGAGGCTATTGTCAATGACAAGTGCCTATGGGATTGCACAAATGCAGATCACACCCTGGCTCTCTAAAGCTGCTAAGCAGTTAAGGGATCAAGTTGATACCTGGTATCCAGATCGGGATACTGCCAGCGATGGGTGGGTGGGTGATAGTCGCCATGCCATTACCAAATCAGATCATAACCCAGACACCGATGGGTGTGTACGAGCCATTGATATTGATATTGACTTGGCTAAGCAAAAGGGGCTCAGCGTATATCTTAGTGACCAAATCAGGGAATGCGGCAAAACCGATAAGCGCATATCTTATGTAATTCACAACTCACGCATAGCCAGTAGTAAAAAGGGCTGGGCTTGGCGAGAGTACAAAGGCTTTAATAAACATGAGCACCACATGCACATTAGCTTTACAAAGTTAGGCGATCAAGATAATAGTCCGTTCGACATACCACTAATAGGAGGCAAGTTATGAAGTTATCATCTAAATCAAAGGCAGCACTAAAGTCGTATTTAAGAGCTGTGGCTGCATCGGGAGTTACTGTTGCACTAGCTGTGGTTGGAGATATTAGACCTGAGTACGCAGTTGTATTAGGGGCAGCAGCAGCACCGCTTATTAAGTCACTTGATGTATCAGAGACTCAGTATGGTGTCGGCTCTGAAAAATGACACCGGCACAATGGGTCGCATTAGGCGTTGGCGTATGCGGCATATCTACAAGTTTATTGTTGGCTCTACGATGGGTTATTAAGTCTTACCTAGCAGAATTAAAACCTAATAGCGGTACTAGCATGAAGGATCAATTAACACGATTAGAAAAGCGTGTCGATGATCTCTTTATTTTAATTAGTAATCGATAATTAACTATGACTAATACACGCAAGCCTAAAGCAAAGCGTAAAAAGATCAATAGACGTGTGGTGCGTAATAGTCCAGAGCCATTATCTAAATTAGACGTGCATATGATTACAGCGCATGAGATCTATAAAGCAGCTAAAAAGGCTGGCTTTAGCAACGAGTTAGCGTGGTGGTTTGTTCAAGAGCCAAATGCCATGCCGGACTGGATTGCTAACGATAAGCCAGATGCGATTATCCCTAATATTCCTACTCCAGATGAGGATGACGATTAAGCGATACTTAGTAATAAGTGATCTGCAAGTTCCGTTTCATCATGTTACAGCTGTAAAGAATGTAATTAAGTTAGCACGTAAGGAGAAGTTTGATAGCGTATTGGTGGTCGGGGATGAAATTGATTTTAATACAATTAGTAAGTGGGCCGAAGGCACACCTATGGCTTATCGTCAAACCATTCACGATGATCGAGAGCTTACTAAAGAGATACTATGGGATCTCAGCGAGTACAGCGCGGAGTGTCACATTATCCGCAGTAATCATACTGATCGCCTTTATAGCACTTTACTAAAAGTACCTGGCTTAATTAGTTTGCCAGAGCTGCAATACCCTAAGTTCATGGGCTTTGCCGAGATGGGCATGACATATCACAAAGAAGCTTATGAGTTCCATCCTGGCTGGATGCTGGCACATGGCGATGAGGGCAATATGTCACAGCACGCTGGTATTACAGCCTTAAACCTAGCAAAGAAATGGGGTAAATCTGTATTGTGTGGCCACACCCATAGGCTAGGTCAGAGTGCCTATTCAGAGGGCGTAGGAAGCCATTACAGAGCCTTATATGGGGTAGAGGTAGGCAATCTAATGGATAGAAAAAAAGCCTCTTATTTACGCTATGGAAGC